AGTTATTGCCAAACTAGAAGAATTCATTAGAAATAAACTAGTTAAGGTGTATTCAATAAGAACCTACAATGAAATGAAAACATTTGTTTGGCACAATAGCAAGCCTCAGGCAATGAGAGGCTATAATGATGACTTGGTCATGGCTTTTGCAATCGGCTGCTGGGTCAAAGATATAGCATTTGAGATAAATCAAAGAGATATGGAATATAAAAAGGCTTTCTTAAACTGCATGAAAAAATCTGATACAATAATTAACACTACAATTCCGGGCCAGCATGGCTATAAACCGGTTAAATCAGATGAAATAAAACGGCAGTATATTGATCACATCTGGCTGCTGAAAGGATAATAAGATAAATGGCTAATAGAAACACAAATCCAAGAAACCCCCAACACGATCTTTTCAGAAAATTAACAAAATTATTCTCTGGACCCATTACTAATTTTCGACAGCAAAACCAGAGAAGCCACAGAAGAATGCAGCTTGATAAGTTTTCTTCTAAGTTTAAGTCTAGCAGTGGCCAGACATTTAAAAAATCAGAATATAATAATAGAGGCAATTATACAGCGAATTATCTCTCAAATCAAAATAGAGCTGAACGCTACATTGACTTTGACCAAATGGAGTTTATGCCGGAAATTGCTTCGGCAATTGATATTTATGCCGACGAGATTACTACCCTAACAGAGATGACGCCACTTCTTACAATCAAAACACATGATGAAGAAATTAAGCTAGAATTAGATAATCTATTTCACAATATATTAAATATTGAATTTAATATATTTGGCTGGGCGCGCTCTCTTTGTAAGTTTGGAGATTTTTTTCTATATCTAGATATCGATGAAGAGGATGGAATCAAATACGCAATTGGCTTACCGGCGAGCGAAGTCGAACGCCTTGAAGGCGAAGATGAGAATAATCCAAATTATGTACAATATCAGTGGAACTCAGCCGGCCTCACGCTTGAAAATTGGCAGATGGCCCATTTCAGAATTTTAGGAAATGATAAGTATGCGCCATATGGAACATCTGTGCTTGAGCCCGCTCGTCGCGTATGGCGCCAATTGACATTATTAGAAGATGCCATGATGGCATATCGTATTGTTCGCTCTCCAGAAAGAAGAGTTTTTTATGTTGACGTCGGTAACATTCCTCCACAAGACGTTGAACAATATGTTCAGCGTGTGATGACACAGATGAAGAGAAACCAAATCGTTGATGACAAGACTGGCCGAGTTGACCTTCGTTACAATCCAATGTCAGTTGAGGAGGATTATTTTATTCCAGTCCGCGGCGGCGAATCAACAAAAGTCGAAAGTTTGGCCGGCGGCCAATTTACTGGAGACATTGATGATGTTAAATATTTAAGAGAAAAGTTGTTTGCTGCTCTCAAAATTCCACCTTCTTATTTAACAAACGTAGAAGGTGCGTCAGAAGATAAAACAACTTTAGCTCAAAAAGACATTCGTTTTGCTAGAACAATTCAAAGACTGCAGAGAGCAGTGGTTTCAGAGTTAGAAAAAATTGCTGTTGTGCATTTATTTACCAGAGGTTATCGTGGAAAAGATTTGACTTCTTTTAAAATAAGTTTAAATAATCCATCTAAACTAGCACAGCTTCAGGAGTTAGAGCACTGGAGAACAAGATTTGATGTTGCGTCAGCAGCAACAGAAGGGTTCTTTAGTAAACGCTGGATTGCGCAAAATATATTCAATGTCTCTGAGGAAGAAATGGTGAGAATTCAAAGAGAAATGTTCCATGACAAACGCTTGGCCGCAGACCTAGAGCGCGCCGCCGAGGATGTAGCCGCAGCCGGCGCCGAAGGCGGCGGTGGTTTTGGCCCTGAGCTTGGCGATGATTTAGGTGGTGATATGGGAGACGCAGCTGCACCCGAAGAAATGGACGCCGAAGGCGCGCCTGGAGAGGATGCTGACTTCGCAGATCTAGAGGCCGGCCCAGAAGGAGCAGAAGAAGAATCTGCTTTATTGGCCGCACCCGGCAAGCGTGATGTAAAAAAAGAAAATGGTAAAACGTATACAACGACCACAAAGTCTCACGGCTGGTACGAACCTCGTTCAAATAAAGGTGGTGACCGTCGTAATATGGGAGCGAGGAAGAGGCATATGAAAGGCTTGTGGGCTGATGAACATAAAGGTTCATCAAAAAGAAAAATGTTTCCTGGTATTGAAATAAATCGCCTTAGCTATGGCGTTACAGAAAATATTGACTCTAGTTATAGGGAAGAAGAAGAGAAATTGTTTGAAGTTAGCTCTGATGTAAAAAATCTAATAACTTTGTTGGAGTCAAAAAATGAAACTTAAGCACAACAAAAAAAGAAATACAGCATTTTTATTTGAAATTTTAGTAAGAGAATTAACTCTTGCATCAATTAAAGAGAACAAAGATCATAAAAAAAATATTATTAATATTTTAAAAGAATTTTTTCATAAAAACAGCCTTCTTGACCAAGAATTACGGCTATACAAAACTTTGACCAAGGCTTCTGATCTAAAAGAGCAGACCGCAAAAAGATTTCTGCAGGAAGCAAAAAATAGACATGGGAAACTAAATAAAAATAAAATTTTTGAAATACAGACAAGATTAATTAAAAAAATTAATTCAAATATAGGAAAACATGTTTTTGAAGCGTTTATTCCTGATTATAAATATTTTGCAACAACTTACCAAGCTTTTCACGAGATTGGTGATATAGCACAGCAAGTTAAATTAGAAGAACAAATTTTGGAACGCCTGCAAACTACGAAAGAGGTCATTAAAGAACAAAAATATAAACCGGTCAGCAAGTTGGCTTTTAAAACATTCTATGACAAATTCAATGAAACATATGGAAATGATTTATTGAAAGAGCAGAAAGAATTAATTAATCATTATGTTTCTTCATACGAGACAGACGATATGGAATTTAAAGTATTTTTAAATGAAGAAATTGGAAGATTAAAAAATAGTTTAATTACCGCTACAAAAGACAATACTAGTAAAGTAGTTTTAGAAAAAAGAGATAAAATAATAAATGTTTTAAATTCTTTTTCAAAAAAAGAAATAAATAAAGATATAATGGAAAAGGTACTGAAGGTTCAGCAATTAACCCAAGAGATGATCAATAATGGCAATTAATATTACGTTAGGACAACAAAAGCCTGATCCGATTAAGGTAACAATAAAGACGAAAAAGGTTGAAGAGACGATTCAACTCAAGGCGCGCAAAAGTCTAGGCGGCGATATTATGATCTATGATCATGATGACATTGATATTGTAATAATGCCAGGAAAAAGAAAGATTTTAACTTTTGCTAAAGAGTATTATGGTGATCATGTATATGAAGCTCAAGATAGACTTTTTAAATTTTTAATGAAGCGAGGCGTCATTGACTATGAATCTGTCCAGGGAGGAAATATTTTTAGCTCCATGGAAGCGATGATTCAAGAATCAAAACAATATAATGAAATTCAACACACACTTTTAGCTGTTTCTAGATTTATCGACAACGAACGCCCCCTTATGGAATTTGAAAAAGCATTCGATAATCAGGAAGAAGATCGCCTTAATGAGCCACCTCCCGGCGAATTTACACAGTGGAACCCGGATAAATACCATTCAGAAAAGAAGGGCTCCATCAATAGAGGCCAGATGCCTTTTGGTATGAGCACAGCCGCAGTATATCGTCTAGAGGAATAATGGAAACTTTACATTTTATTTTGTGCTCATACGGAATGACTTTTTTATTAGTCTATGGTTCAATCTTTAATTTTATACGTCCAACAAAAGGCAAGTTAGGAGAATTATTCCATTGTCCACTTTGCTTGGGCTTTTGGGTCGGTATATTTTTATGGGCGTTGAATGGTCAGACTGAACTATTTAACTTTGATTACAATATCTTGACAGCATTTTTATGCGGCTGCCTGTCTGCCGGGACTTCGTACTTCCTTAGTATGACGTTAAAAGACTTTGGATTAAATTTAAACGTGAGGCTAGAAAATGAAAAGACGTGATATTCCAAAAGTTAGAAGATGCTGCGGCGGTAGCCACATCGCGCGAGGGTGAGCCTCGCTTTGGGAGCAAAATAATGACGAAAAAGAATAAAAGCAAAAAGATGGTCTGGGGTGTATCCGGAACCATCAGCAATATATGTCCAAAAGTGCCTGGAAACTTTGGCACCACAAAGAGTACCAAGCAGAACAAAAGCAAGAAAGGCAAAAAATAATTAATGTCAAAAAAACTACTACAAGAATACTTTGAACTTTGTCCCGACGGGCAGTGCGCTTTTGATATTTTAACAGAATCAGAAAGAAAACGTGTTGCCAACGACGGTGCAGTTTATCTTGTAGGGGTGTGTCAAAGAGCCGGTACAAAAAACGGCAATGGCAGAATCTATAAAAAAGAAACTCTTCAGAGAGAAGTTGAAAACTATCAGAAAGCCATTAGAGAAAGAAGATCTCTTGGAGAGCTTGACCATCCAGATGATAGTGTCATTAACCTTAAAAATGCTGCACACCTCGTCTCAAAGATGTGGTGGGATGGCGACAATGTTATGGGCAAGAT